ACAATCTTTGTATATGGCAGACAGTCGGGCAAGACGTGGACAACGGGCACATGGCAATCCATGGAGCAAGACTGGGCACTTATCTCACAATGCTTACCGACTGGGACTACACAGAAGTCCAAGACTTCACAAAACTCGAACGACTGTGGAGCAAATACAGTGCAGTAGAATATATGTGCGAAGACTTTACATTTGAAGTTGATACTGCACTAAAAACCAGACTTGGGTTACCCGTTACATCTTTAAATGCAGAGCAAAGTCGTTTCTTCAAACATCACTACAAGAGCAACTTCAAAAATCAAGGGATAATGATTCGTGAGTAAAAGCGATTTTATGTCAAGTGCGGAGGATATGCGGGACAAACTGGGTCCAGCACTGTGCTTGGCTAAATGGAAACAAGTCAGTTTGCATTTGCCCACTGGACTGACAAACAGTTGCTATCATCCACCCTTGCATCAAATTCCTGTTGAGTCACTTAAAGCAAATCCTGGAGCACTACACAATACTGAGCACAAGAAACAGCAGCGTGTCATAATGCTGAAGAATGAACGACCAGACGAATGTAGTTATTGCTGGACACAAGAAGACTTGGGCAATCTAAGTGACAGACACTACCGGAGCGGCGAACCTTGGGCCGCAGAACACTATGCCACAATTAAAAACAGTACTGGAGTCGAGGACGAAGTTGTTCCTAGCTATGTTGAAGTCAACTTCAATAGTGCTTGCAATCTACGTTGCAGTTATTGCAGTCCTCAGTATAGTTCTAGCTGGGCCGACGAGTCCAATCGTTACGGCGCATTTCCTACTAGCGTACCTCACAACTCACCTGATTATTTTGTGGGTCAGAGACGACCCATACCTGCCCGAGAGCACAATCCTTATGTGGAAGCGTTTTGGGAATGGTGGCCAACTCTGTATCCTCAACTAAAACATTTTCGTATGACCGGTGGCGAGCCATTGATGGACAAAAACACATACCGGGTATTTGACTATGTGTTGGCCTTGCCCAAGCCCGATTTACATCTAAATGTAACCAGTAACTTTAGTGTAGAACCCAAATTGTTTGAACAATACCTAGACTATGTAAAGCAATTATGTAATACGCAGATTGAACACTTCATGCAATATGTCAGTCTTGATAGTGGTAATTCCAATCATGCAGAATACATACGCAATGGGTTAAACTTCAATCGACTTGAATGGTATGTGACCCGTTACCTAGAAGAAGTTCCACATCGCAATAGTTTGACGTTTATCATCACTATGAACAATCTGAGCATATTGGGTTTGCAACAACAGCTTGAATGGATTCTGGCCTTGCGCAAACATCATAGCAAGACTTATCAGCGTGTTTGGTTTGACACCCCATTGCTACGCACACCAAGTTGGCAAAGTCTACAAATCTTGCCCCCAGTATATGCCGAAAGATTAGAGCAGGTTGCCAATTGGATGGAGTTACATCGAGAAACAGCAGACCGACCATTTCAAGGATTTAAAGATTACGAGATACAGCGTATGCGCCGTGACATTGATTGGATGAGAGAAGGTAGCAAATTGGACGCTAATTATGTTAAACTACAACGAGCAGACTTTTATCGTTTCTTTAACGAACACGATAAACGCAGACATACAGACTTTTTAACAACATTCCCACAGATGAGAGAATTTTGGGACGAATGCAGATACTATGCTCAAAATCAATAAGTGGCAAGATTTTTATAACAACATCAAAGGGGCAGACTGGCCTGACTGTGGTAGCGAAGCAGACTTTGCTGCCCTGCCTGCATACATACAGCAAGAGTGCGTAACACGATTTGGCTATACACCAGGTATGTTTACCAAATCTTCTAAGTTAGCACAACGTGTTTTCCCAATTAACACAGCGACAGCTTGCCAGCTAAAATGGACCTGGAGCACAGTATATCTTACAACAGAAAATACTGCCAGTTGCCATAGAACTAACCATCATAAATTTGATCTTGACACATTTGATTTTCACAATACTCCTAACAAAATAGAAGATCGAAATCGCATGTTACAAGGGCAATGGCCTGCTCGTGGATGTGACTACTGCAAAAATATCGAAGCAGCTGGCGGCACAAGTGATCGTATCACTAATTTGAATCTGCATGGTATTCATGCACCAATAGAACTTGATACTGATACCACTGCAACGCATGTTACTCCACGTATACTAGAAGTCTACTTTGACAACACCTGCAATCTAAAATGTGTCTACTGTGGGCCACACTTTAGTAGTCTCTGGGATGCAGAAAATATACGACATGGTGATGCGGCATTTGCTAAAAGTAAAAATATTAACAGCAACAAGCAGAAGATATTTGAATGGTTAAAGCACAATGCACAGCATTTAACTCATTTTAACATCCTAGGAGGAGAACCATTGTATCAATCAGAAACCGATCAATGTTTGGATTTATTTGAGCAATACCCTGCCCCTGAACTTAAACTGCAAATATTTACAAACCTTAATACAAAACTTTCAAGATTAACAGCATTAGTAGAGCGAGTTAAACGTCTAGTAGATAATGATAAACTGCGAGAATTTGAAATAACAGCAAGCCTTGACTGTTGGGGAGCACCGCAGGAGTACGCACGTTTCCCTTTAAAACTTGATGCATGGGAAGAAAATTTTAAATATCTAGTAGAACAAAAATGGATCAATCTAATTATTAGTTCAACAGTTACACCATTGACTGTAAAAACTTTACCAGACTTGCTTGAACGCATACAAACATGGAGCAAAGAACGCTCGATATACCATTATCAAAATTCTGTTAACTCGCCAAATTATTTGTTGATTGATATGTTTGGTGATATTTTTGCCGAAGACTTTGCCCGTGCTATTGCACTAAAGCCCAACACAACTTCAGAGGAAATAGCAAGCAAAAACTATCTCGTTGGTATTGCAGCACAGTCTGCAAATACTGGTCCTGATGTAGAAAAAATAACACAGCTCTACAATTTTTTAAATAAAATGGACTCTAGACGCAACACCAATTGGCGAATTACTTTCCCCTGGTTGGTTGACGAATTTGCCAAATATAGTTTATAATAAAGTATGCCCAAAATTAATAACGAAACAGACTTAGAATATAAACGCAGAGTGATTGATATTAAATCAGAATCATTCTGTGCAGCAAAATGGTACAACGCAACCATCTGGCTTGGCAGCGGACAAACAACCAGCTGCCATCATCCATTGCCGCATGCTATAGATGTAGATGAAATAAAGAAGAATCCAAAAGCTATTCATAATACGCAAAAGAAAAAGATGGAGCGTGAGCAAATGCAGAAAGGTGAACGCCCTTCTGGTTGCGAATACTGCTGGAAGATTGAAGATATGGGCCGGGACAGTATTAGTGACCGTGTTTATAAAACAGTTATATATTCAGATGAGGATTTAGCACATGCACACAGAACCCCAGCCAGTCAAGATTTCGATCTTCAAACGCTTGAAATCGCATTCGACAGAACTTGTCAGTTTGCTTGCAGTTATTGTAACCCTGCTTTTAGTAGCACTTGGGTTAAAGACATTAAGCAATATGGAGCCTACACCAACTTGGTTAGTGACGGCAGGAATCATTTTACCCATACCCATAATAGTAGTCAACTTTATAAATTCGGTGAGACTAATCCGTATGTGGAAGCATTCCACAAATGGTGGGAATCAGACCTCCACCGAACACTAAAAGAACTGCGCATCACTGGTGGCGAACCATTAATGTCAGCAGAAACTTGGAAGCTGATTGATTGGTTCAAAACAAACAAAGGCAAAAGTTCTACACGACTTGCTATCAATAGTAATCTTGGCACAGATGTTGATGTTGATAGACTAATCAATGCAATCGACGGGGTTGAAGTTGATCTATACACAAGTAACGAAGCATTTGGAATTCAAGCAGAGTATATCCGTGATGGCTTGGTGTGGACAGATTGGTATGAGAATGTACAGAAGTTGTTAGAAAGCAAAAAGTTCCGTGGCATTCATGTCATGTGTACAATCAATGCGCTTTGTCTAGACACATTGCCTCAGTTTTTAGAAGTAGTGATGAACTGGAAGAAAGTCTATGGAAAAGATGCTATCAACTTTTCACTAAATATATTACGATTCCCAAGTTTTCAATCACTCACAGTCTTACCAGAAAATATCCGTGATCAATACGCAGCCAATCTTGGCAAGTTCTATAAGAGCTATGCAGATGCTGACTTAATGCACGAGTTTGAAAAGAATCAACTCTCAAGACTAATATATTATGTAGATGTTGTTGTTCAACCGCATGAACAAGCTGTTGAACAAACTATTTTACAACAAGATTTCAAAAACTTTTATATACAATACGATCAGCGCAGAAACAAAAACTTCTGTGAAACTTTCCCTGCACTAGCAGATTGGTACAACACATTATGAGTCAAGACTTTTATAAAAAATATGATTACAGCGCTAGAGCACCATATTTTATTGAACATGACAATCTGACAGAACAGCAATGGCAAAGACTTACAGAATCAAAAACATTCTGTATGCTACCGTGGGTCCATATGCACGCCTTCCCAGATGGTCGTGCTTATCCATGTTGTCTGAGCGACTACTGGCATCCAGTAGGCGATCTTCGCAAGAACACAATGGAGGAAGTTTGGAACCAAGACAAGTACAAACAAATGCGAATCAACATGCTTGAGGACAAATCGTGTAAAGAATGCACCAAATGTTATGAACAAGAAGAACATGGTGCATTCAGTATGCGCAATGATGCCAATAGAAATTATGGGCATCATATCGCAGAAGTAGACAAAACGCAGTTAGACGGAACCTTTGACGACTTTAAAATCAGATATTGGGATGTGCGTTTCAGCAATCTCTGTAACTTTAGTTGCCGTAGTTGCGGTCCTATTTTTAGTAGCAATTGGTACAATGATCATGTAAAACTTTATAATGTCAAACCAGATGTTCTGGGTCGCCCAATGGCACGAGTTGAATATACAACCGGGGATGAAGAAGACATGATGGCACAGATGATGCCACATATTCCTTATCTTGAGCAAGTCTATTTTGCTGGAGGTGAACCCTTGATCATGAAGGAACATTACTTCATGCTTGAAAAACTCATTGAAGCGGGCAAAACAGACATTCGATTACAGTACAACACAAACTTCAGTGAACTGCGTTTCAAGGACAAGCATATATTTGAATATTGGAAACACTTTAAGAATGTCAGTGTGGGTGCAAGTCTAGATGCATCAGGAGCCAGAGCAGAGCTAATGCGCAAAGGCACTGACTGGCAACAAACAGTAGATAACCGTGAGCGCATGATGACAGAAGTGCCGCATGTTGATTTTTATGTCAGTAGTACAATCAGTTCGATGAATGTCATTCATGTTTTAGATTTCCACAAAGAATGGACACAGATGGGCTTGATCAAGGCCAAAGACTGGAACGTAAACATCTGTCAAAGTCCAGATTGGTATCGTGCAGATATATTTTCAAAGGCATTCAAAGACAATGTTATTACTCCGGCATACAAAGAACACATTGCTTGGTTGGAGCCACAGGACAATCTGAAACGAGCCACTAATGGGTACAAGAGCATGTTGAGTTTTATAAACAACAATGATGGTTCTGCACACTGGGCTAGATTTGTCAAAGAGATCGCCGACCTAGACCGAATACGCAATGAAAATTTCTGGGAAACTTTTTACGAATTCGCGGAGTTATATGGAACTACCTAATACAATATGCATGTTGCCATGGATCAGCATCGAAGCAAGCCCAATGGGCACAGCAAGACCCTGTTGTCTAGCAGAAGAGGAAATAACAGATGAGAGTGGAAATAAGTACTCGTTACGTGATACTACACTGCAAACTATCTACCGTAGCGATTATATGCAGTCTCTACGACAACAGTTTCGTAGAGGTGAACAGCCAGCAACTTGCAATCGTTGTTGGCAAGAAGAAGCCGCAGGGCGGGATAGTAAGCGTATTCACTCCCGTGTTAGGCTCAAGGAACTATATCAACTGGTCGATTGGAATAATGACCAGCCTGATCAACTCTGGTTCATTGATCTTAAACTGGGCAACATCTGCAACCTCAAATGCAGGATCTGTGGTAGTTGGAGCAGTAGCAAGTGGGCCACAGAAGAAATGGCTTACCTCCCAGCAGGTGTAGACAAGAAGTCACACATTGCCTATACTTGGTTAAAAGCAGGTGCATGGCCCGAAGAAAGCCCTGACTTTTGGGCTAACTTAAAAGCACTATTGCCCAACATCAAATACTTTGAATTCACTGGCGGTGAGCCTTGGTTGATTGAAGAACATTGGCTCTTATTGAAACATGCGGTACATACTGGTGATAGCAAGCATATTGATATTCACTACAATACCAATGCCACCGTTGACCCATATAGTACAGACAAGTCTTGGTTGTGGAACTATTTTGGTCGTGTTGATATTGCATTCAGTATAGACAACGTTGACAAGCGATTTGAATACGAACGCTTTGGTGCTGATTGGGATCAAGCAAACAAGATCATTGATGATACACACTTTGCTAAAGATGTTGATACACCCAACATCACCACACAACTTTGCTTTACCATCAACATACAGAATGTCTATTATCTTGATGAACTACTTGACTGGGCAGACACAAAGGGCTTTGGCAGCATCTACTTTAACATGTTGCACAGTCCCAATCACATGAGCATACAGTACATGACACCCGCTGCCCGCGAACTAGTGCTGGATAAATTAAAACAGAATTTTTGGAAGGCAGACAAATACCATGCTGAGATTGAAAATTTGATTCGATTTATTGAAAATGGACCGGGCAGTGATGGTACAGAGTTTCTTCAAAAGATGAAGCAGACAGATGCTTATCGCAAACAAAACTTCATGGATACGCACCCAGAAATAGCACGAGCAATGGGTTATGAATAAACCAGAAACATTATGCCTTGCCCCTTGGACACATACATATCTCAGTCCACAAACAGAAAGACGGATGTGTTGTGCAAGTAGAGAACCTGCACAAAATTTTGAGCAGTATATTGACACAAGTTCTGGTACAGGAAAATACATACCAATCACACTAGACGAACATTGGAATTCAGAGCACATGAGGTCAGTTCGTCGCCGTATGATTGCGGGAGAAACACTACCAGAGTGTGAAGTATGCAATGATAAATTATTGAATACAAGCGTTTACAGAGATTATTTTAATCATCTTTTTGGTCATAAGTATTCTCAAGTAGTGGAAAGTACTGACGATACTGGTCATACGACCATGAAGCCAGTGAGTTGGGATTATAGATTTAGTAATCTGTGCAATTTTAAATGCCGTATGTGTGGCGACATGTTATCAAGTTCTTGGGAAAGTGAACAACGACAGCATAATATGATTAATTGGCATAATCCAAAGAATAATTGGATGAAACCAGAAGTCAAGGAACAGATCGAAAAATTTCAAGAAAGTCAAGTGGAAGCAGAGTTTGCGCGGGCAGTTGAAGAACATCGGGTCGAAGAAGTATATTGGGTTGGTGGTGAGCCACTCATGTATGAACAGCACTGGCGATACATGAAACGTATCGTTGAACTTGGGGATGGAAAAAATGTCTACGCACGTTATAACACTAATCTTAGTCGTGTCAATCATCGCGGTGTTAATCTTTACCGGGATATTCTTTCTGGGTTACGGGACTGGCAAATCTGCGCAAGCCTCGACGGAACAGGTGCGATTGGAGAATACATTAGAACAGGCCTCAGATACGATAGCTGGCTTGAGAACTTCACTGAAGGAGTTGCGCATTCAACTCATAGTAGACAGATGCGACTCGACTTTACCCTTACCCTGCCAGGAATGTTTGAGATTGAACGCATTGAACGATTGTCCACAACCCTCGGTGTACAAGTTCTGGCGAAGGTAATTTTTAGTTTTAGCCCGGACATAGTTATGTCACCTTTAGCCCTACCCAGAGAACTACTTGATCCCTGGATAGATGAAACCATCACTGCCGGCGTCACCGGCCCGTTAAAGGATATCTTAGTCCAGCTGAAAACTAGACCCACATTTCAAGAACAATGGCCGGAAGAATATCCAAAGGCTATTGCTCGTGGCAAAGCCCGTGTGTTAAAATTAGAACAAATCCGTACACAGCCTATTACTATGACTGACATATTGGCCCAGCGTCCGGAAGTACTCAAATGGTGGACGAGCATTGAATAAAGTTACGGTCACATTACAAAACCCCTTGGACAAGACGGATACATTAGATTATGTTATCGATGTTTATGATACTCCTATGGGTCTTCGTTGGTATACTGCTCTACAGGATATTCTGCAACGCAATCTATACCTTGAAAAGAACTTTTGTTTTTTGGGTTTCCCTGATACACCCAGAGACTTAGACTATATCTGTCGTGAGCTGACCATGGCACGGAATCAAATCAACAGATTCTTTGATCCCGACGATTATCATATCTCAGAAATCTACTACCCAGATGTTCTACGCACAGGCTTGAATCCTAATCAAACGGTAATGAATCAACTACATCTTCACTTTGAACGACTACAAGGTACAGTATGGGGACTGAGCGATTACTATAAACGAGCAGACTATGAAACCAAGTATGCTATTAGGCAACTGAACAACCTGTGTCATGAAGCAGAGAGCTTGATGCTGAGTCAGCGCAAAAAAGCAACACAACCTGAATGGGTACGACCAAGCCAAATCACAACATTTTTGAATGCACCAAGATATGATTTTCCTCAAGAACTTAAAAAGACTTTCTCGGAAACTGCGTTTGATCGCCAGCAAGGGCAAGTTTTCCTTCATTGGACACAAATTGGCAAGACGCTATACGAAGTATATAGAGATGAAGGTGGGCGTGACCTGGACACAGCGACTTGTGAAGCTATCACGCATCTACGATACTATTCGGGCGAGTTTGATATCGAGTGGGCACAAGATATCGTCTACGGTGGACCTCATCCGTGGCATGACAGAGAAATCGACGGTTTTAAACTTTGGCTTGGACGAAACGGAATTTCTACGCAAGATGCTGAATTCAATTTCGGCTATCACCCCGTCGCCCAAGTTCAGCTTCAAGAGAGTTTTGGAACTACTGACTTCCAAACAATTACCCAAACGCTCAGTCGATATCTCAATATCAGTAAAATTTGCGCCGGTACCGCTAGTGCGGACTATCTATATACCTACACCGATGCCGACTACCAGCAACAACAAATCCAACGTTTAAAGCCCGGATATGACTATAGTAGCAGGGGGTGATAGTTTTGTTTTTGGATCGGAATTGGCAGACTGTGGTCAAAATACGCCAAGTAATAACACATTCCCAGCTTTGCTATCAAGAAGCATAGATAGAGATTATTTTTGTGTTGCAAACCCTGGTTTGAGTAATGATGGAATTGCAAGACAAGTGATAATGTCATGTGAAAATTTAAGAAATGAATTATTTGTAATAGTGTCTTGGACTTTTCCCGGTAGATATGAGTTTAGATTCTCATATGATACGATGCAACGGGGCAAGCATTGGAATGCTATAACTCCCTGGACTATTGAAACAAATATTGAAAATAAAATTAATAAACTGAGCGACAACTCTGAGATTGTATTAGAAACTCATACAAAAATGTTGTCAACTGCAAAAACTACTGGTCTAGCAGAATTTGCAGAAGTTTTTTATAAACATGTTGGTAGTACATCATACTGGGAAATATATTCAAGTTTAAAAGAAATTACATATTTGCAAAACTATCTTAAAGTTAAGAATATACCCTATATGTTTACATGCGCTGACAATGTTATCATCAACAATGAAATTATTGACTCGAATGATGTAGTGATTGCGAGTCTATATAAACAAATAGATTTTTCAAAATGGTTTCTTTTCCCAGAAGGAACGAATCCCAATGATACAAAATCTTTAAGAGGTTTTTATCAGTGGGCGGTAGAAAATAAATACACTATAGGCACAACTCATCCACTAGAAGAAGCACACAAAGATGCTGCTGAATTAATGAAAGTCAAATTCAATGAATTGGTTAAAAAATCTGTACAACAGAATTAAACTTGAAATACGCTATCGCAAAAAACTCAAAGAACTACGCAAACGAGACCCATTTATTTACAAATGATCTACTGCATTGGTGACAGTTTCACATACGGTGAAGAGTTAGCAGACCGTAACAACGCCTGGCCTATTTTGTTAGGGCAGTTACTTGATCGTCCGGTTACTAATTTAGGAAAACCTGCAACAGGAAACTATCGCATGGTAAAACGTACAATGGATTCTGTTTTTAAAGAGGACGCAGAATTAATTGTAATTGGGTGGAGCGATCCTGCTAGACAAGAGTTTAGTGATGATATTAGTATTACCGACCTATGGGCAGGTCGAAGATTCCGTGTAGGTCAATCAGCTAGTGATCATAGAATGGATCTAATTAAGTATATGACTGCCTATGACGTTCCGGGATACTATTATGCAAAATGGCTGAGACAAATTATTTTAACACAAGCATTCTGTCGTGCCAACGATATAAAATGTATAATGTTTAGTGCTTGCAACGCCGAAGATTACAATAAAAAATTTGATAATGAGTTAGTCAATCGTGTTGATACTAGTACTTATGTAGATTGGCCAATGATAGGTGCGTCTGATTGGACATATGGTACAACACACGGCCCAGGAGGCCACTTTTTAGATGACGGTCATCGGATAGTAGCAGAAAGAATCAATGAACATATTAGGCATCTCGGCTGGTTTTCATGATGCAGCAGCAACAGTAATTCATGATGGGAATATACTGTTTGCAGGGCACAGCGAACGCTACAGCAAAATAAAAAATGACGCAAACTTCTGCCCGGGATTGATGGAAGATGTTATGCGATACTGTGATACGCAATACACTGAAATTGCCTATTATGAACGCCCATGGATGAAACAACTTCGCAGAGTGTATAGTGGTGAGGGTATTGACTGGAAGAACATAACAACAAGACAAGTCTTGTCTTCACAATTGGGAAATATATTTAAAAACCCAAAGATACACTCTTATAATCATCACCTAAGTCATGCTGCTGCAGGATTTCAGACCAGTCGATTTGATCGTGCCACTGTTGTGGTGATTGATGCCATCGGAGAATGGGATACTGTTACCATCTGGGGCGCAGAGTATGTGAATAATCGTGCTCGTTATACTCGTCTATGGAGCCAAAAGTATCCGCACAGCATTGGCCTGTTCTACAGTGCTATTACTGAAAAGATTGGACTCAAACCCAACGAAGATGAATACATCACAATGGGTATGGCAGCATATGGCAAAGATTTAGTTAGCTCGGCCATGCGAAATAGAATAGTTGGTCACGAGTATGAGGTCACATTCAAGCAAAACTTACATGTTGGTCTACACGACGAATACTTCAATGTGTTTCACGATGCTGACATGGCAGCAAGCGCACAGTCAGTAACAGAAGATTTGATACTAAACATCATGACTCGTGCCCGTAAGTTCAAGTGGAGCAAAAATTTGGTCTACATGGGAGGTGTAGCCCTTAACTGCACTGCTAACGCAAGAATAGGAAACTACTTTGATGATATATGGATTATGCCTTGTCCTGGTGATGCTGGCTCTAGTCTGGGGGCCGCTGCACTTGCTTATGGTGGCCGGCTTAATTGGACAGATGCTTTTTTGGGTCACAATATTCCTGGTGCTTACCCTGTTAATGACGCCTTGGATCATTTATTGTCTGATCGTATTGTTGGTGTTGCGAGTGGTCGTGCAGAATTTGGACCAAGGGCGTTAGGCAATCGCAGTTTGTTTGCAGATCCTAGACACAACGATATAAAGGAGCGAGTAAATGAGATTAAGAAACGACAACAATTCAGACCTTTTGCGCCCGTTATTTTGGAGGAGTTGGCTGACACTTACTTTGATATGCCTCGTGGTTGGGAGCATAGTAGGTATATGCAGTCAGTCGCTCGTTGCAGGGTGCCTGACCTATTTCCTGCTATCGTTCACGTTGATTCAACTAGTCGTGTACAGACTGTGCCGAAAGATGGATCGGGAATTAGAGAACTGCTCGAAAAATGGTATATAATGACCAATTGTCCCATGCTGCTTAATACAAGCCTCAATATTAAGGGTGAGCCCATGGTTAACGACCGTAGTGATGCAGATCGTTTCGAACAACTGTACGGGGTTAAAGTGGTGTCATGACAACAAAAATTTTAGTAATGGGTTTGCCTGGTTCTGGTAAAACAACATTCAGCCAAGAATTAGTCAAACGCTTGATGATGAATCATTCAGTTGCTTGGTATAATGCTGATATTGTTCGTGAAATGTTCAATGATTGGGACTTTTCTGATGCGGGTAGGACTAGGCAAGTGGTGCGTATGACTGAGTTGGCAGAAACTTCTGATACAGATTATGTGATTTGTGATTTTGTTTGCCCCACTGACGATCTCCGTAACAAATTTGACGCAGATGTTCTCATTTGGATGGATACTATCCGTCAAGGTAGATTCGAAGATACAAACAAAGTCTTCACACCCCCAACAAATTGGGATTATCGCATCACTGATTGGGATAAACATTGGGTAAAATCTATTGCCGAATACCTAACAAAGTATAGGGATTCGCATAAGAGAAGTTTATTAAAGGCAGTAAGTTGGCGAATGCTTGGAACTATAGATACTTTTGTTCTTAGTTTGATTATTACTGGTCGTGTAGATTTTGCAGCAGCTATCGGCGGAGTTGAATTACTTACAAAAACAATATTATATTATTTTCATGAACGAGTTTGGGCAAAAATCAAAATTCGTTGACAGCAGCGGCCAAGTTTTCTTTGAGTTCTCTCCAACAACGGTCTAAAAATTCATTGCTATAAAATCTTTGATAATTGTGTTCTAACACAGGAGACATTTCTTGCAAAATCTCGTAGAGTTCATCTTCACTCTTGCTACAAATCTTGCTCATGGTTTCCCCGATGGCGCTCATGCGCTCAATGGGGTCTTCGATATCATCGTAGCTTTCGTCAATCCATTTGCTAAAAGTCTTGAACCCATACTCACGCAAATACTTGAGATTGTGAGCAGGACCAACTAATACAAATGGCATTCTACTGACTATGGGTTTAAATATCTTTTCAGTCAGATGTTTTTTCTGCTCCCAATAACAAGTCTCTGTTACCAGATAACAAAAACTTTCTTGTGTTTGTTCGACGGCACTCAATACAAAACTGTGATTGGGTATAAATTGGTGATCTTGATAGTCAATTCTTAATGGAAAAGCAGAAGAACTAATAGTAGTAGCAGATGACTCTGCCAACTCTTGTGTTATTAAGTTTCTTTCCACTAAGTGTTGTAGATTCTCTCGGTAATTTCCACCCTCTGTGCAGGTGTCGTTGTAACTTACATATCCATCTTTTAATAAATCTCTGTCAATTAATTCTGCTATAAGTAAACTGCGATACGCTCTTAATCCGCTTGTGATACGATTGAAACTAATATACTTCTTTTTAATTGTTCGTTTTTCTGTTGAAAGTAATCTCTCATCATATCTATAACCCCTGAACCAATCGTGGGCAGCAAACGCATGATGAAAATAATAAACTGATTTCCAATTGTATTTTTCAAGTATATGATTTAATGGATCGCTATCTTTTTCTGTAGTAACAAGTACTTTTGGACCTTGTTTTTTGTTAATCTCATCAAATAATGGATAATTATATTTGCCCAGTATGGGTTCTTGGTCATAACAAATAAAAAGTGGACCATCTTTTATGTCTTTCCCAAACCGTGATATATCGTCAGTGTTTGACTCGATATTTTCTGGTTGTGTGGATCCATAAGGTAGTAGATAAAGTACTCTACGGTGTGTTACAATATTAGTAAGGGCGTAAAAAATAGTCTCGTAATGACTATGGATATTATACATGTTTGATATATTTTATTCTGGTGTAAAACCAAATCTGTTTGCTTTTGAAAAACACGCTAGTAGTCTTGAAGACGCTGCCACAAAGGCAAAAACTAGCCACTTCTGGTATATTTATAGTGACAATGACTACACTGGATTTGATTTTGATTATACTCCAGTACCTTGGGAAAACGATCATCTTCATGTTTGGCCCAATCAATGGAACGATTATGGTGGTGCATTCCTAGCGTGTAAAGATAGCTTGTCTGAAAGAAAATGGCATCATCACAAACAGATCATTCAATCTAAGCCATCTGAGATTAATTGGGTAACATTATATAATTGTGATTTTGACTATAGTTGGACTCCGCATCCATTTGACCCACCCTTCATCTATGTGTTTGGCAATCAATGGCATTCACCAGAAAGAATGCCAACAGTAGAATATCATGTACCCGGAGCAACAGAACGAAAATATATTCATGATATTCGTGCAACATTAAAAGAAACAACAGACAACTGGATAATCAAGGCAGACACTCCCATCAAGTTTGATTTTACATGGTGTCCCGATCCATTTGACCCACCTTTCATCTATGTGTTTGGTAATCAATACTGGGAAGGGCAGCGTAGTGCCACAGTAGAATATCATGTACCAGGTGCAACTGAGCGTAAGTTTGTAGAAGATATACAAGCAGAATTAACAGACTTGGAAATCTTCTTTATCGATAAGGGTAATCCTCTTGTTGGATCAAGACTTGTTGGATTTGCTGATCTTGGTATAACGGTGACCAAGACACGCTATGCCAACACAATGATAGACACAATCAAACGCTGTGCCGCAAAGAGCAAGACTGCACTGTTTTGGGTCATCAGCAGTGAGAATGATTACAGTGATTTCGACTTTGACTGGCAACCTGAGCCATGGCAGCGTAGTATGACTCATGTGTTTGGCAGCAAGTGGAATAAATGGACTGACACTTTCTTGATCAACAAGAAAGAGTTCCTACGACATATTGTTTGGGCAGAAAAGCTCGAACAGTTTCCCAACTTGAACTTTGTAGAAAATCAACTTGTGTCTACATCAAATGACAGCAACGCCATGTACTATGTAGATCATGGCAACGGTGATGCACGATACGATTTTCCTGAGTTGCAGAAAAAGTTTCCAAACATTCGCACAACCAGATTTGTAGACAACTACCTAGATACCTTCAAGCGTATCATATCAACTGCCACAACTGATCATGTTTGGATTCTAAGCAGTGTCTGCAACTACAGTAAATTTGACTTTACTTGGCAACCTGGAGCTTGGGAGCGTGACCAGATTCATTGCTTCTGTAACAACATGGGGCAGTGGATGGAAAAGCGCGGCGACACATTCTATATACCAGTAGAAGTATTCAAGTCTCAGATGTACGAGCTTGAGATATTGGATTGGTTCAATGTTATTAGTTACAATGCAAGCCAAGATGTTACTCGGTGGGACATACCCGTAGTTGAATATCAGTCAGATAATTTAGTTGAGGAAATTAAAAACTATAACTTCACTACTCCCTATGCGTTATTTGCCAACAGAGAGTTTGCTGGCGCGGCTGGTGAAAATGTTGTTGATTGCTTGTGGACAGAGAAAGATAGAACTGTTCGACCATACTCACAAAGTGGTGGCATAACTCTGGTGCCCAGAGATGTGAAGAAGTATCTGAAAACTCAGATGTATGATTACCCATATCTGTACAAGTATGCCGAGGGCTTGCCATACAACTATTATGCAGACAATTCGTTGGATGTTGTCTACATCAGCAACGGAGAACCAGATGCCGAACGTTGGTACGAGCATTTGAAAACCGTCTTGGCACAGATGCATACAGCGGCATATCTTCCAAGATTCACTAACAAACTGCATCGGGTGTCTAATGTCAATGGTCGTGTTGCAGCATATCAGGCAGCGGCAAGAGCAAGTACAACATATTGGTTCTTTGCTGTATTTGCTAAACTTGAAGTTGATAAGGACTTTGACTTTAACTGGCAACCCGATTACTGGCAAGAACCCAAACACTATATCTTCAATGCTCGTAATCCTGTTAACGGACTTGAATACGGACACATGGGCATGATTGCTTATAACAAACGCTTGGTACTTGAGAATAACACACCGGGCATTGACTTTACGCTATCACAACCACATGAGTCAGTGCCCAAACTAAGTGGTACAGCCCACTTCAATCAAGACGCATGGACAACATGGCGTACTGCATTCCGTGAAGTACTCAAGTTGCGTATGTTTATGGCAACAAATCCCACACTGGAAACTGAGCATAGATTGAATGTATGGACAACTCAAGCTGCTGGTAATTACAGTAATTACAGTATTGCGGGTGCAGCCGATGCGTTAAAATACTATGACGAAGTAGAGGGAGATCCAGAGAAACTACAGTTGAGCTTTGACTGGGATTGGTTGAGAAAACGCTATGATAAATAATAGATGCGCATCCAAGAGATTATCACTGAAACACTGAGCAGAGTTGCTTATCATTATACCAATATTTCCTCTGCACTAAAGATTGTGAAGTCGGGCGTGTTTGAACTCAGTAGTAGTTTGGGTAGTATCGAACAACAATACGCTCCCAAGGGTTACAATTACTTTCTAAGCACAACAAGAACCAAGATGGGCAACTACCATCGCAGTCGTGCCAGCAACTATGGGGTCATTTTTGTTTTGGATGGTAACTGGTTTAACAATCACTATGTTTCTCGACCCATAGACTATTGGGAAAATCGCAATCCACAGGCCAGTCATCACAGAGACAGCGAAGCCGAAGACAGAGTTTTCAGCAGAGAGCCAACAATACCAATCGGGGGAGTTGTGGCAATACATGTGTTGGCAGATGTAGGCGAGGGCCATCCACATGGCAATGCTATGGTCAGAGAGTTGTTGATTGCCGCAAAGACTAGTGGAATAAAAACATATTTGTATGATGAGTTCAACGATTGGGCCAATTTGGATACACGCAAAACCATCAGACCAACACATTTGAAAGGTCAGCGTGATCCTGCTTGGAACCGTCCAAAGCGCAAAGCGGGCTATATGCAACATTGGATCGAGTTAATGATGATTAACGATCAGAGTAAGTTGAGCAAACGAGCAGACCAAATGCGTTACAGTCTTAATTACACTTACGACAGGCAAGACGCTGTACATGCATTGTCCACTGACTTGAGTAATGCTCGTAAACCAGATAACGGCCAGGAACGCGCCGCAGCAGTCAAAATCATCGCTTATATGCGACAGCATCGACTAAACACAGTTGCTGACTTTGTTGAGCACATTGCCAACAAGTGGAAACAGATTCAGGCTGTATAAGACTTCTTTACAGTTTGAGCAATGTGCTCAACTTCCGCATCAGTAAGTTCTGGATAGATTGGTAAACTCACACTTTCGTGCGTGAACTTGTATGCTTCCCATTGTGTGCCTATAACTGTATCGAGCAAATGTCTACCAGCAACTTCATCATACAGTGGTCGTTCGTAATGAACTTTAGTGGGTATGCCAGCAGTGAGTAAGAAGCTACGCAGACTACTGCGGTTGTGGGTTCTAAATGCAAACTTACTCCAAGCATGAACTGTGCCTTCTGTAATGGGTAACATATCAGCATAATCCCCAAAAGTAGAAATATAGAACTCAGCAATCTCAGTTCTGCGCTTTTGCCAAGCATCAAAATACTTGAGTTTGATCAACATTTGAGCACAATCAATTTCACTCATCTTGCTGTTGATACCAGCAATCTCGTGCCCACTTGGTTTACCATTGTCTTTGAAGTCTCTGAGCACACCGGCAATGTAAGGGTCGTCAGTCAGCATCATACCACCCGAACCATAGTTGTTTAAATTCTTTGTGGGATCAAAACTCAGTACACTGATATCACCCATTTTACCACTGGGGATACCTTTATAACTGGCACCAAAACTCTGTGCAGCATCTTCAATGATGAACAAATTGCTATTGAAAAATTCAGTGTTTATTCTGAATCTATCATAGTCAATAGTATTGCCGAACAAGTTAACATACATTACCGTGTCAATTGTGTCACGGAAAGGCTCATAAATCGATTCTAAATCAATCAAACCAGCTGAATTAACATCACAAACCGCAGTGTATTCATCAATCATCTGTGTAGTATTAAGCGTAGCAATAAAACTCACGGCAGGAATCAATGTTCCCTTAACTTTACGATTTGGGTCACGACACTGTAGCGCAAACAGTAAACCAATTGTTCCACTGTTCACTGTGATCGCATAATCTCTATTGCAGAGCTTGGCTATGGCTGATTCGAATCTCGCTGTATACTCACCATCAAGCACTTGACCACTCAAATATACAGCATCAGATGCATCGAGAATTTCATCCCGCAGATTTTTGTATTGTCGTTTAACACCAAAAAAGTCAATCATAGTTTGTCTTGCCAGTATTTGCTATTTTTGAACCAATCAATGTATCGAGCCAGTCCCTGTTCTAAATTAATCTGCGGGTTGTAGCCAAAATCTTGTCTCGCAGCCGTAATATCCAATGTTCCCCGTGTCGGGAAATTTGTATCTCTGGGGGCGATAAGCGCAGTGGATTTGGTTTCATGGACAATTGATACCACAAGATGTGCAGCGTCTTCGAGGGTACGAGCATTTCCAAAAGTGATGTTATAAGTTTTATTGATCGCGGATATACTTTGAACTGCTTGAGATATTCCTCTCGCTGTATCTTCAACATGTGTGAAATCGAGTTTCTCGCTGGCCCCGTTAACTTTAAGTGTTTCCCCTCGCAAAGCAGAGAGAATAAACTTACTAACAACTCGATCCTCAACATCGTATTCACCATAGACTGCGCTCGGGCGAATAATGACATGATCAAAGCACCCACGTCTTGAATAATCTTTGACAAGGTCTTCTCCCATTAATTTCATTATTGCATATTGGCCTTGTGGTTTGCATACTGCATCTTCTTTGATACCGTCAGTAAAGTCACCATAGACCATACTGCTACTGATGTAAACAAACTTGGGAATCTTAAAAGTTTTGGTAAGTTCAAGCAGATTTACTAAACCACTTGCCATTACATCACTGCCCCATACTGGATTTTTTGCAACAACTTTTTGACGAGGGAAACTTGCTAAGTGTATAACAGCGCATGTACCGTTGCTAAATGCCCTAAAGAAATTCTCTACTTCTTTATGATCACGCAGATCGATGTGATGCGGAGTATTATTGGTACGGGCAATTCTTTCTTGTTTGAGATATGCCAGTTCTGCTTTGTTAATGAATCCGTAATTTGTTACATTGTCGAGTACAAGACATTCGTGCCCCTGTGCTCTTAGTTGTCGTACTACATTGTGTCCGATAAAACCCAGACCACCAGTAACAATAAATCTCATACAGCCATCTCTGCCTTGATTGAGGCATGTGATTCGTAGCCTACTAATTCAATATCCGCCATTGTGAATTGAGTAATGTCAGTAATGTTGGGATTAAGTCGTAGTTGCGGAGCAGGAAATGGTTCACGTTCTAGTTGTTCCTTGACCTGCCCTACATGGTTGAGGTATATGTGTGCGTCGCCGAGTACGTGAACAAACTCACCCACCTCTAAATGGCACACTTGAGCTATAAGATGCGTCAGCAACGAATAACTCGCAACATTAAAGGGTACCCCCAAAAACATGTCGCAACTACGCTGGTACATTTGACAGCTTAGTTTGCCATCAGCTACATAGAACTGTGCAAAGCAGTGGCAAGGGGGAAGAGACATCATACTCAATTCACCGGGATTCCATGCTGTCAAAATATGACGGCGACTATCAGGATCGTTCTTGATGCCGTCAATTAATTCTTTAAGTTGATCTGTTTCTTTGAAGTGTACACTGCCTTTGCGATTATACTGTGTACCAAAATCATCTCGGAATGTTTCTTCTTTGTGCTCTACAGGAGTGCGCCAGTGACGCCACTGTACTCCGTATACACGACCAAGATCGCCTTCAAACTTGGCTTTGTGCTGCCAGTAGGGCGCTGTGGCATTGGCAGTCCAGATAGTTGTCTTGCTAGACTCGGCGCTACCATGTAATATCTCTCGCAACCGCTTTTCGTCTCCTGAACCTTCAATGAACCACAGCAACTCTGAGACTACGCTTTTCCAAGCTAGCCGTTTAGTCGTAACCGCCGGAAAGGCGTCTGCAAGATCGTATCGTTGTTGCATACCAAACAGGCTAATAGTTCCAGTGCCTGTTCTATCTTGCTTAGTTGTCCCATGTTCAAGTACTTGCTTTAGTACGTTTAAATAAGTTTTCATATTTTTAAATATTTTTTGATTGTAATTTATCTATCTGTTCAAATAGATATTCTGCCCACAATAAATGCGCCTCTTCTAGTGGATGCATACCTACTTTAGCATTATATTTGGAATTTTTCAACCAAGAGATACCCATAATAGATGATTCAAATAAATCAATGTATTCTGATTTTGAATACCCATATGATTTTAAATAATCAATAATTGGATCCATCCCAATGCTAGAAAGAACACGCACATTTTTTGGATACGCAGACAGTTCTCCCCTTTTGCTAATAATGTCCACCCAAGAATCAGTTACTAACTTGCCGTCTAATATATTAATATTATTATCAAACGAATGAGTGAAATTTCTCCCCACTATGTATTCTACTTGTGTTTTATCAAGTAACTTTTTCAGAAGTTGAAAAGTGGCGTACTCATAATTTTCTAAAAAGTTTGATAGTGTAGTACTATTGGAAATATGATAGTGCAAGAACATATCATAAGCAATTTCAAATCCCTCGTCCAAGCACATTTCAAATAGTGAATCAATATCACAATTTCTATTCAGAATTTCGTGACAACTGGGCCAAGAATTTCCTTTTATAAATTCATATTCTTGTTGCTTAAGTAAAAAATTTTTACCTTTAAGTTCTCTCCCAGTTTCTGTGAGAGTTATAACAACCTTAATTTTTTTATAAGATTTTTTAATTTTTTTTATAAAGTCATAAGTTTTATGTAGTACGGATAGATTATCTGCCCCACATATACCTATATTAACCCAATCGCAATTTAATAATTTTGATAGATGGTATCCATAGATATTATGTATTCGATGGTCGTAGTCATCGAATATACCGTTAACCACATCTATTTTCCCTATGTTATTCCCCCATGTCCAAGAATCTCCCGCGACTATCAATAATGTTTCTTGATTGTCAATTTGCTCATGAAACCACAATCTGTTTTGATATGGCTCATGTAAAAATTCTGGACTGATTACAGACATTATACTCTTTTAAATATAGATTCGTATACCACAAATGCGCAATTTTCATGTGGAGCGGCTGTTGCTTCAACCATTCTGTATCCTGATAAGATAGATTTTAAATCTACTTTAGTATCAATTTTATATGAGCCACGAATATGTGTCAAGTATATTCGATCATATAAATCTTTGCATTGTGCCAGAATTTCTGCGCCACCAACAACCCAAATTATTTTTTCTGGGTGTGCTTTTTGCAGTTCTATGACCCGATCTTGCAAGTCACCATTTATTGCTTTGGCATGAACTACTGGTTTTGATGTTGCAACATAGACGGTTCTATTTGGCAATGGTTTTGGTAGTTTGGGATCATCCCAACTTTTACGACCCATAACAACAACATGTCCATCTGTTAGTTGTTTAAATCTTTTTAAATCAGCGGAGTTGTGGGGCCATGGTAGAGTTCCATTAACCCCTATGCCGCCGAATATATCGGCAGCGAATAGAGCATTAATCATAAATTTTTCAATATGCGATTTGTAATAGGTTGGACGGTGTTTGCGACATGATCAGCGTTGATGTAGAAGTGTGCATCTTTGATAAGATGGTCTGCTGCATCCATTTTTGTGTTGATCAAATTTTCCAATTCATGTTCATCAAACCCTTCGTCCAATAGTTCACGAACATTTATATCAAAGAGAGTACCATCGAGTAACTCGATCTCAATTTTTTCTATAACAGATATTGGCGCTTCGGGTTTATCGATATCCGCCAATATATGTTTCCATTTATCTCGCTCTGATATAAGCAGCTTAAGCCGTTTGCTTTTTCTTGGTTGCTTTGGCTTTTGTGGTTTTTGCTGGGACATTAGTAGGAGCTGGGTTCAAAGTAGCAGCCTCGGCTTCAAGTCTTGCTGCCTCTGCCAACATTTGTTGGGCTTCAAGTTTCATCTTAGCTGCTTGTGCGACTCGTTGTGCTGCCAATTGGTCGTCAGTCAATACATCCCCAACAGTGGCTACAGCAGTGCCAGGAACATCAGCAGTGTTAGAACGACTTGCTGGGTTAATACCAACTTCACGCCCTTCTTTTCTACCAGTCATGCCGGCATTTTTGTCAAGATCGGCCATTTTTTTGATAGCTTCTTCACCTTGCGACATTTCGTTCAGAATCTTATTCAATTCGTCCAAGCGCACACTTGATTTTGCATTTGGTGTAATGATAACTTGATTCGTTGGAACCTTTTTCATGTAACCAGATTTGTGAATTGCTTCCAAACAGTTACGACCATCTTGCATAATATGACGGTGCATTGCATCGCTTAATTCTTTGCTTGCTTGTCCAACAGGGCTTTCTAGTACTTTCATGACTTCATCATGAATCATACTTGGAAGCATGTCACTATATAAAACTAGACACATGTGTTCGTCACCTGGGATTTGACGGAATACTAGCACAATGCGTTTATCATTATGTTTGCCAATATGTTTTAACATTCTAATTGTTCCTTTATTATACACTAGGCGTTTCAGCAGGTGCTGATCCTTGTGGTCTTGTGATCGCACCTTGTGCTTCTAGGAAAGCAAATAGACGATCATGCAATGGGCCAATAGTGCTCATTTCTTCTGCACGAACAGCACCTCGTTGTGCCATGGCTTGAATAGCTTGTAATGCAAGAACCAAATCACTAAGTTGTAAATTTGGGGCTGCGGGTGCTGCGGGCTGCTCTACCTGAGCACTGGTTGTTTGAGTTGTATCATCAGACATTAGTTTCTCCGTTCAAATAACTACATATATTTAACTGGTAGTTAAGTGAACGGAAAATTTTTTACCAAGCGGGAGCTTTATTAATAGTATCTAAAATAAGACTAAACATGCTTGCTTCGCCGGGTTCTTCGAAAGCAATACATCGAGTCATTGCACTTTTACCATTTGTGCTGGATGATTCAATAAACCAATCGCCATAGAAAAAGCGACCGCTTAAGTGACTATATACCCAATCTGTAAAAACTTTTTCTTGTACATAAGTGTCAAAAAGAATCTTGGTAAAGTGCGGAGGGCAGTGATCTACCCTACGCAAACCAAACACAGCCAATGGATTCGGATCGTTATGCTTTAACATGATTAACTGTAGATAACAATGTTTGGACCGCCTTGATTTGGATATTCAACAACGATCTTAGTTTCAAGAGTCTTTTCTGCTTCGGGCATTTGACCTTCAATCAGTGTAAAGTCACGAACAACTGTTGCGATTTCTGCGGCACGATGCAAGTCACCCAAACGCAATTCAAGTTCCAAGATACGATCAATAGCCTTGTCCATATCTTCTGGAGCACCGTGATATGTGGGCTTGGGCATCATGGCCTTCATGATTTCTTCTGGAGTCATTTCAGGCTCATTAACATCACCACTACCACCAGAGTTGGGGCCACTACCCATCGCAGCCACAGCCGCACTTGTTGGCATGTCCAAATCAAGTTCATGAAACTCAAGATCGGGATCTGCGGCACTCAGTGCTTGCTTACGAGCATCACGATCTGCCTCACTTGCAAATGCCTCGCACGGAGTATAAAAGGTGTTCCATTCTCCACGAGTGCCGTTGTGATCATAAAACAAGATATAGACTTTAGACATTTCAGTTTCCTTTAACAAGATTAGTAAAATTCAAATGTTCTGCACACTTGACACAAATTGCGTTGTAGCGTGGGCCACCGTTACTGCTAACTGCACTGCCACAACTGTGACACAAGATAAAAGCCTGTGTCACAACGGCACCACGTGCCGTTTCGTAAATTGGCTCCAATGTGTAGCCAATTATGTTGCGATCATTTTGCATCTTCGTAGTGTGCCCAAATACCGAATTCGGGTTCAGCGTCGGGGTTACCTTTGATGATCCACACTGTATCACAGTAGCTTTCAACCTTTTCAGGGCTCCAACCAAAGAAACAGTAGTCAGTGAACATGATCAATTTCTTGGGTTCGATACCATTCTCGATCATGTAATCCCATACACAGTGAGGATCAGTACCACCACCACCTTTAGGATCAAACCTACAAATATCTTCCATGTTTTCACTAGTGAAAGTTTTTGTACCACCAATTTGAGTATCCCAGCCCATTACAAAGATTTTGTATTCAGTGTAACTGTCCATAATACCTTGAATTTCGGAAAAGAAGATTTTTAATTCTTCTGGACCAATACTACCAGATGTATCAATACCGATGGCAATATCAATAGTTTCACCTGGCTTACTTGCTGGCAGAATTGCATCCATGCCCCAGCCTTTACGACTTGGACGAGCAAAAGTATAATCGTTTTTGATTGTACTTTGGATTTGTTGTTCAAGTAATTCTTTCCAACTGATTTGTGGTTCAGTCAAATCTTGAATCATGCGTTTAACGCCACCGGGCAAGTTACCAGCACCTGCGGCTTGTGCAGCCTGCAACACGGCATCCTTAACTTCGTCACGGATAGCTTTCTTTTCTTCTTCGCTTAACTGTGGGCGCAAACCACCGCTGTGAGTGCGAGGTTTGTCCCCGTCAGGACCACCATCACCATCATCACCACTGCCGTCCAAGTGTTCGTCAATGACTTGTTTTTCAAGTTCACTCAATTGTTTTTGAGTGGCGTTTTTCATTAGGTGATCATAGACTTCTTCCATGCTCCAGCCTTTGTATTTTACATCAAACAAACCAACTGGAATTTTCTCACCAACTCTTTGATCAATCAAATCGTTGTTTACGCAATAGTCAGCGGCAATGTTTGCAATACGATGATCGCGGCCACCATTACGACCCATGTGATCGTAGACCACATGCAAGACTTCATGACCAAACAAGAATTCAACTTGCTTGAGTGGCATCTTGTTAATGAATTCGCTGTTGTAGTAAAAACGGCGACCGTCGGTGGCCGCTGTGCCGCACCATGCATCAGCATTGATCAATTCAAGACGAGTTGCCAAATTACCGAAGAAAGGGGCTTTGAGCAAAAGACCAATTCGAGCAGTGATAAGTTTATCACGAGCCGCCGCGTCAATTTGTGGATTCGTAGTTGTGACGACTTTTGCTTTTTCTGCGAGAGTGTTAGACATTGTTTCTCCTGTTTATGTGTCTATTATAGCACAAAAATTATTTTAGTGCAAATGAATACTCAAGTATTAATATACTTAAGCGAGAAATGAGTTACTAGACCGTCTTTGAGATATAAAAAATAAGTGCGATCATCTACATACCAAACCCATTTTGGGTCTATGTCGTATTCTGGAAATTGTTGTAACCAATAGAGGTCACGCTCAACCCCGGGTCCATAATTTTCCCAGAGCCAGTTACGAGCATTTATAAAATCTTTTGCGTGATCCGTCCCACGCCATTTAACACGGTGACTAAATGAATCGCTCAACGCATGTCTGCCATCTAATTTTTCTAACAATGCTGCCATATTATTCCTACGAAAAATGGAGGACTTACGGATTTCTCCTGCCTCCAAGTGTAGTCAAACTACAGGAGTAATTTGATTACTTACCGCTAGCCGCGATAATGAATTTACCAAAGCGTTTGTGGAAGTCATCAAATGTCTTCATTTTGCCTGGGACAAAAGGAAGTTCATAAGTTGTCAACGCAACACGAGCGCCCATCACAGTCAATTCAGTGCTAAAGTTGTTCATCATGAACGCCAAGAAGTTGTCGGCCATTTTGTGCCAATCAGCAATCTTGTCTTTGCCAAGTTTTGTGTACTGGTCTTTCAACTCGTAGCACATACTGATGGTCAAACTGTACATGGCTGAAACTTCTTTGGCTTTCAACTCGCTGACCTTGCCGTTCAACACATCGAGTGGGTTTGGCATTTGACCAGCAACTTTGCGGTGAGCCATAAAGCTCAAGCCAAGACCTTCACCGATAGTACCAGAAATCAAGTCTTTCAACTCAGATTCAGTGATACCGTCTTGTTTCAAGAACTGTGACACGAACGACCAGCTACGAGGGGTAGCAAACGCACGGCTTGCAGATTTTGGATCAAAATCAAACAAACTTTGTTTTGCAAAACCAATGTAACCAACCACATCTTGGTGAATTTGATTGTTAACAGCCCAGTTGAACCAAGAATCAAAGTCAGGACGAACCTCAATGTGAACAAAACGATTCGCCAAGGGGCTTGGCATGCGATAAGTCACGCCTTTGTCACTTTCACGATTACCAGCAGCCACGATAACAACATTATCGGGCAACTTGTATTTACCGATACGACGGTTCAGAATCAACTGATAGCCAGCAGCCTGAACACTAGGAGCAGCCGAGTTCATTTCGTCCAAGAACAAAACAACTACGGGGTATTGAGCACAAGTTTCTTCATCAGGCAAGTCAATTGGGGGAGCCCAGTCCATCTTACCGTTATCTTTGTTGAAGAAAGGAATACCACGGATATCCGTTGGTTCCATCTGACCCAAACGCAGGTCATACATATAGCCATTGAGTTCATTGGTAATGCCCTCAACAACTTCGGATTTACCGATGCCTGGAGGACCCCACATAAACACGGGGCGTTTCGTATTGAAACATGCTTTGATCAGATTGCGGGCTTCACCTGGGGTGACGGTACGAGACTCAGTTACTGCCATTTAGATACTCCTTGTTGAATGACATTTTTGCTAACGAAAACTGTATTATACAGCTTTTTTAATTTACTGTCTGTAGTTTTTGTGCAACAAACAGAAAATTTTTATGCCGCTTCCAACATGTTAGCTGGAACGCGCCAAGTAAGATGACTCTTGCCATTTTCTGACACGAGAATGAATTTGCGGTTGACTTTTTTCACAGTGCCCAAGACGATTTTGTTATCACGGGTACTAGTAAAACGAACTTGGCTACCGATGACCAAGCTGCCTGTATTTTTATGAACCAGTTGACTGCGGGCAAATTTCAGCGCATTGTAGATAGAATCTAGATCAGTATTAGAGAACTGGCCAGAAATGATCGCTGAGTTGACTTCTTGAAGTGTAGTCATTTTGCTTCCTGTTTCGTTTAACATGTATCTATTATACAGCCGTTTTTCAAAATCGCCAAATACAAAAAGAAAAAGCGTTGCTATAAAACAACGCTTTGAAAATGAATACTTTTGTTTCTAATCTTGCAAACTGTCTAAGTAGCCGCTTAGATTACCAGCATTTAATGTCAACATGATTGTATCGGTCTCACTATGCACCCATATTTCTTTCAACTCTTTAATGTAGTAAGGTTCTGTTAATAACCGTTCTAATTGTAAGAGTTGTTTTGGCGCTATGGGTTTATCTAAGTGTATTTGATGTAATACAAATGAAGTTTTCTTAGCAAGCCATATTGCACCAATTTTGCTTAGGCGCATACTTGTGGGCTTGGTGGGATTGTAAAACCATTGATACCTATCCCATGTATTTTTGGGAGCGTCTGGGATAGTTGCCCATTCAATTACCCATTCATCTTGGGTTTTATGGTTTGTAGATTGTGTCACCTTGTTTCAATAACACTACCGAAAACTTGTCTGTTTTAAACATACTATTAAGTTTCTTACACAAGTTAATGGCGTGCCCGCTGTTGCTGAAACTGACCTTTTTGTACTTTGGTCCGGGATAATGTACCAAAGTGTTGAATGTTTTCAAGTTAATAGGTTGGCTGTCATAGAACACTGCCCAGATTCCTTCACTGGCTAGTACTTGATCTGATTTGTATGTTGTTTTGTTCACATGATCCAACAACACCGTTGGCTTTGGTCTTGACATAACTTTTCCTCGATACACAGTTATTTATGTTTAATAACTGCGTACTTTATTTAAAACTTCCACCATCCATGCCTATTTGGGTAATTACAGTATTTGTATCTTGTGTGGGCTTATCACTAAGTTCTGCAATGTGAGTCAGTAGTGCAAATATATCAGAATGCAGATTTCTTGCCTCTACTGCTGTAAGAACAATTTGTTTACTTTGTGATTGATTCATAATTCGCACTTTATCATTGAAATTGCGAACATGAATGCTCAATTTATCCGTTGCGCTCATCTACTTCTCTTTGTGCTGCTTCTAGTGTACTGAATGGGCCACAATACTCATAACGATTCAGCATAATAAGTTTTGGGCAGTATTGACGACTCCAATCGCCATTGAGTTTGACTGCATAATAGCCAGCGCAAAAGTAGCTTTTGCTTACCTTGGTCTTGGTGTAGATCGGTAAATAACGCTGAACATCAAACAACGCATTATAGTTCTTACCAACAGTTGGGAACCCCCAAATATTGTTTTCGTGATTTACTTTTTTGCGTTCTTGTTTTTCAAAAGTAATATTGTATTTCTTACCCAACAGTTTGATGTTTGGAAATATCTCTCGTTGATTGTCATGCACATAAGCATAACCACCATCTTCATCGATTGCTTGAATAGTGGCTAACTTTTCGCCATCACGCTCAACAATCCAAAATTTATCTTTGACTACAGGTTTGGCTACAGTGTCTATCATGTTTTTAAATAATGTAATGTAATAATTTTGCCAAGTTCAGAGGCTATATCTTGACCTTCTGGAACAACATATAAGTTACTATGTGAAACAATATTGTTCTCATCCCTAATACTTATGATAGTTCCACCATTTGCCGGCACAATTCTAATACTCATACCTTTACCGGATAAATGATTGATTTCGTCTATCTGACTCATTTGTCCTGCAGACGGATTTAAATTTAATGGACCATATACGGAATTCATATTAATGCCGGCAGCTGCCAAAGCTGACTGTGATAATGCTGTTGTACTCATACTTTTAACATCTCCATACTAACGATTCTACCAACCTCTTGGGCAATGTCTTCGCCATCTGGGATAACATAAGTGGTATTGTTACCCTCGTCCCGTTTGCGATCATACACACGCATTTGGATAATGGTGCCTCCGCGGGCTGGCATTACAGTAAATCGCATACCGTCAATGTCCGCTTCGCCACTCTCTCGCACAGTACCTGTCATTGCTGCCTTGGCGTACACATTGTTTTCACTTTGGTAGTCCCAGACCCATTTGTGAAATTTATAAAATAATTTTCTAATCATTTTTGTTCCTTAATTTCTTCTTCATGTGTAAGTATTTTCATAATCTCAAGGCGTTCGTATGCTTCCTTGAGGCCAGGATGTTTTTCCATTCTATCCTTAAGAAGCAGTTCTTCATTGCGCTTTTGTTTGGCCCAATCTAGCAGACTTTCAGCCTCCTGGCTAAGTCCAACACCAGCATAGCCCATATTCAATGTAATCCAAGTCGTACCATCGTAGACTTCCATATTTTGATTGCCGGTATTGTATCGCATGTTACCTACACCTTGAAGTCCACTGTAGCCATTTATATAAGTGCCTGCCTGGCCACCTGTGATGTGTATATAACGCCCAATTGGGTTTATATCTTTAATCATTCGCCATCGGACTCCGCAGCCGCCAGGCGTGCCACTTCCTCGTCAATCTTGGCCTGTAGGATATTTTCCACCAGTTGATTGAGAGTAATGTCTTGTTCGTGTGCCATCAGCATGAGTTGATACAGTTCTTCTCGGTGAAGATCAATTTCAATCTCGCTACGGCCGTCTAGTTTTTCTTCATTTTGCTGTGTCATAGTCTTCCTTTAGTGCTTTAAGTGTTGCTTGGTGTTGTTGATCAATGTAGAATTGTGCTATCTTTAGCATAAACTCAGCATGTTCTATACTTACTGGGATAACAACTTTATCTCCACGCTCAATCTCGTCAAGTAGAATAAGTCGTTCGGTATCAGTGTAGGGAATCATCGTGCCTCCGGATATTGTGCTGACAAACATTCTGCCATTTGATCTACATTTTGTGTCAGTCGTTTAAGATCATACTTGCCACAGAATTTCAAGAATCGAATGCCAACTTGTGAGACATTCTTTTGAACACTGTTTTCAGCGATAGTCTCAGCAATGTATACTTTAACATCATCTGGCTGTGCCGTCAAGTCAATTAAGGTGACATTCCTAATGTAATCATCCAACACTTTGTGCTCAAGTCCGTTATGGTCAGTCCAGCGTTGGAGCATGAGATTGTTCCAAGCATATCCTTTGCTGTCCCGATCAGCAAAGGCTTCGAGCAATCCAGTCTTATTCTTAGTGCCTTTGGTACGCACACCTGGATAAGCCGAGAATACATTATCGCTTGTATCACCCCTCATGCATTTTTCAAAAAGGATCCATTTTGGGTCAGGAATGCTTTTAGCTTCTTTGGTTTTCTTGTCAACAACACGATTGCCCTTCTTGTCAAAGATGCCTTGGAGCGTGTGCAATTCTTCATTCACCCCATTGTATTGCGTGACATTTTCTGCCAACAACTGATGATAGTCGCTGTCAGTAGAGATAACAATATGGTCATCGCTTGGGTGTGCTTGAATCCAACCTGCGATCAAATCATCTGCTTCTAAGTTCGGATGACGAAGTACTGTGCAGTTTGTACCTTCGTACAAAAATGTTTTAAGATCGTCAAATGCCTGCCAAAACAATTTGTCTTCTTCTTGCTCTTGTTCTGTAAGAGCGGCTGCTTTGACCGCACGATTTTTCTTGTATGGCTCGTAAAAGTCCTTGCGCCAGCTACGACCCTCTAGGCAAATCACTACATGATCTGCCTTATATTTTCTGTATGCACTTGAGATACTACCCAAAGTTACATGAATTGCAAAACCCAGTTTATCCCACATGTCTGCTTGACGATGTGCTGAGTGACGGGCACGAAAGAATGTGTTGGCTGCATCTACAATAAGGTATTTCATAGTACAGATTATATACGCACTTTATTTTTTAGTCAAGCAATGTTGAACAATTTGGGTGTATAAAAAGTCTGCCCAAGCCGAGTGTGCATCGGGACCAAAATGGTATCCGTTAGATTTTGTGACTTCAAATCCCTGTTCTATACACCAGTTGTAATATGTAAAACTTTTGTTGTATGGTTCTAGATACGCGCCACCCCAGTCTAATTCTGGTACATTGGCGAACGGTTCGTAACAAGTAAAGAAGTAGTGATTGATACCATACTTTTCCAAGAAATTGTGAAAGTTATGTATAGTCCTGTGTGCTTTGTTAATGCGTGTTTGGTAGTCTAGGGTTACTATCCATTTTTGGTACTGCTCTTTAATCTCTAAGGGCCAATCCGCACCAATACCGCCTGCGTTTACTTGATGGTATCGGTCCTTGTGAAACCATTCTTCACGCTCCCAAGTACTCCATCCAATCACAATCAAGTCTGGAAATTCGTGTTCCAACAAATAATTTTCAGTCGTTCGAGTAATTCTTGCGTTACTAGCAGCACTTTCGGCATCACAATGTAGTGTAGCACCCAGTCTGTCTGCTAGTCGTTGTCCCCAACTTACGGCAAGATTGTCAGGATGTGGTGCACGACCAAATGCCCACAACTTGGGATCATCTTGTGCGAAACAATAGTCGTTTACTGCTTCGCCTGCGGCAGTATGACTATCACCGTTGACGTATAGGATCATCTTGTTTAACTAATGCCATAACTACTTGAAGACGCTCAAACACATCTGCCACTGCGGGATGATCGTGATATCTTACCGCATCGTCTAAAAGAGCCTTTAATGCAGTATACTTGGCAAAGTCACTGACTAGAGGGAACAGATAAGTTTTACCATCGGTCTTGAGTATTGTAGTTTTCTCTGTCGGGGCAGCTACCTTAATGGTAACATGAGATCCTGTTGGCGGAGGAGTAGTAAACATAATAGTGCCCTCGCCTGTGCGATAATCAAAGCCAGGCACCTGCAGTACACCATTTAAAAAAACGCTTATCATTCTCGGTATGCTGGATTGGGAAACTCAAGTTCGAACACGTAGAACTTGTTGCCATCAGTATCTTTAAGAGTTTCCAATGTGCGATTCTGTTCCGCTTCGCTCTGTGTCAAATAGAATCCTGACCCAATATAAGCAGCACCAGCGGCAGCAGTGCCAGTGGTGCTAAAGTTCAGAGTTGTCTTTGTTGACAGTCTGATTAACTGATAGACCCGCATGGTCTTGGGTATTGGTAGGGATTCCATTAACTGGCCTCGCTGCGTCCGTCACCTATATTTTTGCGATCAATCACACGAGGACGGGCGTCAATTGGTTGATTGGATTCCCATTGTTCAAAAGTTTCCATGGCAATATTTTTACATACTGTTTGGAACCAACGATCAACAATCACGCTGTCTTCTTCGTTTGCTTTACTTTGATATCCGGCTCGTACAAGTTTTGCAATGAACTTATCGTTCCAATCCAGTTCAAATGCTCCATTGCCAATATTATCTGGATCGAGTTCAATACTGATAATATCAACATACGGTTCATCATTATCATCGGCAATTTGCTTTGCTGATTTAGTTTCCAGTGTACTGACTTTTTTAACGCCAGTGGTTTTCTTTGCCGGAGCTTTCTTTACTGGCTTAGTTTCTTCTTGTGCTAATTCTACTTTTGGCTTTCTAGTTGCCATATTAAGTTCCCCATTAATTTATTCTGGTTTATTTTTTGATAACCAAAGATCATGTATTTCTGTTGCAGTTTGTCTATCTAATTCTGTGTGCAATGTTTGCTCAATATAATCAATTATTATTTTTGATGACTGAAATAGTAGTTCAGCATCTATATTAAAAAAATCATCCTCTTGAAATAACGCTGCCAAACTTTCTTGACTATATAATATTCGTTGTTCTTCCCAAAAATATTCATGATTATTAAACCCAGGATTAAATGCCGACATTCTTTTATAGGCATTACCGGTTTTAAATTTTGGTAAATTAATAATCAAGTATTTTCTATTTGGAAGCTTTCTCAATAATGCTTTACTAAAGAGATATTCCCCGATATGCCCACATAGTACATTATTCTGTGCCAGTAAATCATTTAAATTGAAATAGATATCACCATAGTTTAAATTTTTAATTTTAGAATAATGAGCATTTTCTATGTTCGACTGGTACTTTGAATAATCTACTTGCCTATAAAATCTGCTACTTAAACCAATTAAGTTTGCCAGATGATTGCCGCCTGAGCCAGGTGAAAAAATTATAAATATATTTTCTTTTTCCATTTAACTTATTTACAGCAAAATTCAATCATCTGCAAATTAAGTCCCCCATTCATTTTTAAATAGTGGCACTTGCAATCGGTCGCTGTAACGCCAACCCTTCCGCATGGCCATTTCTGCCACTGCTCTATTGTTCAAGGTATAAACACTTTCAACCCCACCCACTGGCATAAGATATATATGTCCTTTGAAGCCTGCTGTGCGATATTCCTCTACGACACTTTCAATCTCTGCTAGATCAGTGTCATGTGCCACAACAAACTTAAGATAAGTTGTACCCACTTCCTCGTATTCGCATACAATTTTGGGCTTGATAGCATCGTCATGTGCTTCTCCACTTGTGCTAATCTTTGGACTAACACTGAAAGTGATTTCTCGTTCTGGATTCTGTGCGCGCCAGCCTTTTAAGAAATTATATGTAGATGCTTCTAACCATTGTGTTCCATTTGTCTCAAAGGTCAATTCCTTAAGATCAAACATGAACGGAGTAGTTAGCAAATCAGCATAACTCTTTTGCCACCCTAAGAGCGGTTCACCACCTGTGATAACCAAGTGCGTATCGCCCCAAGAGCCTCCAGGCAATATAGCCCTACAACGATCGGCAATAGCATCAGTTGTAAGCATAGGACTAAGATTCTTAAAATCAGGGTGCCAACTAGCATAACTGTCGCATCCAGTATTTGTGAGAGGTAAGTCTTCATATTTTTTGTATTGATTAATGTTGATTGCAATTGTATCTGCTTCTGTACTTAGTTGACCCTTAGGCATACCGAAACCAGCGCACTTAAAATTGCAACCAAAAGTACGGAGAAATACACTAGGTACACCCATGTAACGGCCTTCGCCTTGAATGCTATAAAATAATTCTGCGATTTTAATCTTTGCCATCTATTTCTTCCTTGAATATGTTTGACCATTGTTTTAACTTTTGAATTTTGTTAGTCTTAGCGATATTTAGGCTGTCTTGCTTGATAAGATTTTTTTCCAGCATGATATCAACCATTGCCAATAAGTCGCCCAATTCTTCTTCTAAATGTTCTCTATTTGTTTTTGGCTTACCTGGCTTGATATTGTCGATACCAAAACGGTGACATTTACTTATCGCTTGAATAACTTCTGCACATTCTTCACTGAGAATGTTCATTACTTCATGTTCTTTGTTGTTCATAATTTACCGTGTGATTATTTAAATGCTAAAAATGTTGTGAAACAGAAATCAGCATCAATTATAGAAACTTTTTTAAAGTTAATTGTCCTTAGTGTTTCGAGATACCATTCAGGTGGGTCAATAAACATTACATCCACGAGACTGTTTGCTTTCTCTGTAATTTCTCTCAATGAAACGCCTTGTGTCTTCTTGAACTCGTGATACATGGTCAAATTTTCTGAATCATTATATGTCTTGTCTGTCAAAATCAAGAATGCACCGGGCTTCATTGACTGATATATGTCTCTTAAATATTTTTGTTTATCTTTTATAAAATGCAAAGTCCAATTACAAATCACAACGTCAAATAGTCCAAGATTTACTGGAAAATTTTCTTGGTTGACAAGATATGCTATATTACCGATACCATCATTTTTTGCTTGATCTAGCATTGACTGGCTAGAATCTATGCCTACTAGATTATGATATCCTGCATTTGATAGTTGAGTAAGAGTATATCCAGTTGCGCAACCAACATCTATGATCCTGTAATTATTATTAAATGGGGTCAGTAATGTTTTGCATAGATCAACTGATTTTTTGACAACCCTCTCATAACCAGGGATATGATGTTTTGCATAATCAACAAACTCATTTGCTACCTGTGCATCAAATTTCCATTTAGTTTCATTATTGAATTTTTGTGTTTTGAATTGTTCTTCTGCGGTCAGATTATATTTTTCCTTGCTGTTAGCAAATGAAACACAAAATCTATTAACATACTCATTCTTCAATGAATGTGTTAACTCATCAGTAAAATTGTTTTCTAGACAAAAATTATTTTTCAATAACATGTTTGTTAAGTATGGCATAGTCATCATAGATGCTTTAACAGGAAATCCTGTACCACTAGATGCTCCAACGGTTTTAAAGTCAACCAATTCAACAATGGGTAAAGAATCAATATCGATTTCACTATTCATCGATTTTAATTGTACTACAAGTGGAGACTCTATGCAATCTATAATTACTCTTTCATTGGTTAATGAGACAACATTTTTAACAAACGCTTCAATATCTGTAGCATAGTATATGACACCAAATGCTATAACTACATCATATTTTTCTCTATTGCTTTCAAAAAAGTCAGTAAACGATTTATTCAGAATCTTCCAGTCTTGATTATGAAAGTATTTTTCTAAATTTTCCACCGCCAAATCGGCAAAATCTTTATCTATTTCTACACCCACATAAGTTTTTGCACCATTGTGCAGCGCCCACGCCCCAGTAGCGCCAACACAGCAACCCAAATCTAAAATTGATTTTCCTTTGATAAATTCTGGTGATGCAATTATCGAATGACGAACATATTGAAGTTTGGGATTTATATTATAACCACCCGAGAGCGATGTTCCCCTTTTACTTCTAGGGTCGTTATCAACAAACTCTGGCATATCAATGAAAATATTTTTCATAATTTACAAAAATTGTTGTCGCATACTACTGCTTTCATTGATCTGCCCCAAGTAGTTTGAGAATTTCCTGTGTTAGTCTGTGTTGATGCCCGTTGCTTGTGTGCATGTAATCGTACTGTATCTGAATGAAATCAAATTCTGGCATACCTTGATGTTGCATCTTGATATGAACTGTGCCCGTCATGTCCTTTTCTGCCCAAATCTTAGTTGGCAAAATTTCTACAATAGTTCCCGTTTGAATTTCCATTATTGATTCCAATGTCGTATTACACCTGCCACAATAAAGCAGTTAGTTACGATGTATGATAGCACAATAGCTGTGCGAATGCAAGCAATACGGTCTGATTCTCGATCCGTATTGCCTGCTTTTTCGCCCAAAGCCTTGGCCCAAAGTCTCCATACTTTATGCAAATAAGTCCTCATTCCATTCTCTGTGGCCTTCACGGAAAGCCATGTTGCTTTGTGTTTCACGCACTTCTACACGATAACACCACAGGCGTTCAGCTTCGCCTGGGCCCCACATCTCAGGAATGTAAACGCCATTCACATACTTGTAGAGCATGTCGCTGAGACCTTCACAGCCCAGTTTGGGTAACACAACAATCTTGGCCATCTTCTTGGCTTCTAACAGTTTGTAAGTTTCCATTTCTGGATCATCTGCTGCCACAATGAGCGTATGGTCAAATTGATCTTCAAGTGTACGCTTAAGTTCTTTGAGTCCGCCGTAGTCTGCGGCCCAGTTGCGAACATCAAGGTCATTGGTACCAAAGAAGAACTTCATACTGAAGCTGTATCCATGAATCAAATTACAATGGCTATCTGCTCGCCATTGACGATAAGCGCAAGGAAATGCGTCATGGTACTCTTTGGTACTTGTATATTTGTATTGAACGGGTGTAAACATTAGATTGCCTCGACTTTCTTTGCTTTGCGAGATAATGCGTTGTCCATATCATTTTGAGATAGCCCTAACCAGTCTGGATCTCCTGACATGCCTGTTTCTAGTGATAGTTTACCATTCATATATGTAGATTGAAATATTTCATATCTCAAAACATTCTTTTGTTTATCTACATATTTGTAGACACGACTTTTTACTAGAACATTACCAAGTAATGGTGACTCGTATTCGTAATTGCCAATGTAACTGTTATTTGCCATTATTTTTCTCCTATGTTAAATTTTAGCATAGGCTGGCGGAATTTGTAAAGCGGGACGAAGCCAAAGACCGCTTTGTATTTAATCTCTAGAATATATTGGGTTTTAGTAATTGAATTATTTTGCTTTTTTC